TGGTTTTAATGGGTTAGGTGAATTGGTTTATATGAGAACCTATTCTAGAATTAAAGAAAATGGAAAGAATGAAAGGTGGTGGGAGACAGTTAAAAGAGTCGTAGAGGGAACTTACTCTATGCAAAAAGATTGGATTGATTCACATCAATTAGGGTGGAATCCGTGGCAAGCTCAAAAGTCAGCACAAGAGATGTATGAGCGTATCTTCAATATGAAGTTCTTGCCACCTGGCCGTGGACTTTGGGCTATGGGAACAGCCATAACCGAAGAACGTGGTTTATACGCCGCCCTAAATAATTGTGCATTCGTATCAACATCAACAATCAAAGAAGATTATGGAAAACCATTTTGTTTCTTGATGGACGCATCTATGTTAGGTGTTGGTGTTGGATTTGATTGTAAGGGTGCTGGTGAAATAGTAGTCAAAGGTGTTGATGAAAATAGAGATGAACAAGTGTTTGTAATACCAGATACTCGTGAGGGTTGGGTAGAATCAGTTCGTTTATTATTAGAGAGTTATTTTCATGGACAATCACCAATTGAATTTAATTACAATCAAATCAGAGGAGCTGGTGAACCAATCAAGGGTTTTGGTGGAGTTAGTAGTGGATATGAACCATTATTAGAAGTACACGAGGATATCAGAAAAGTATTAGAAGAGAATAGTGGCGAACCAATTACTGTAACCACAATTGTAGATATAATGAATCTTATTGGTAAGTGTGTTGTCGCTGGTAATGTAAGAAGAACTGCAGAAATTGTATTTGGTAATCCAGATGATGAAGAATATTTAGATTTAAAAAATTATAAAGTTAACCCACATAGAGATCAATATGGATGGACAAGTAATAATAGTATATTTGCAGAATTGGGTATGGATTATACTGATGTGTGT